ATGAGCAGGCAGGGAGTTAGAAACTTTATAGTATTCACTGTTGCGGGTGCTTTATTAATGACCATTTTTCAAATCATTTTCCGACTTACACAAAATGCACCAATATCTATAGAATCAATTTTTCCTTATACTTTAATTGGATTAATTCTAGGGTTAATACTTGCTGGATTACGATTTCTTATAAAGGGTGATGTGTGGGAAAAAACTTAAACCCAAGATTATGTATAAAACTGGTTTAATTTAACATAATATTTAATACCTGAAACGGGTATACGAGTTCTTCTCTCATTGAGCGCATTCACCCCGAGTGCGCTTTTTTGCATAAAAAAACCCCGCACGGTTAAGTAACGGGGCAATCGCTCGACCAGTGCGAGCAAATGATGGACTTTAATTATAGCACTTTAGTCTTGTTTAATCATTACTATATAGCTAGAAACTTTTACCTTTTAGTTAAAAGTAAGACGTCTCATCATACCGTGACCAAGAGCATTTAATCCTCGCAAGAAGTTAGGCTCTGTGATTTGATGCGCTGAACGTTCTCGATCTGCACCGCGTACGCTTGCTCTCCAATCAGAAGCGATAGAGAATTCAATCGCAGTATCGTGATTTGCTGAATCACTATAGAATGAGTAGATATGGTTTGTCCACCAGTCTGTAAATGGTTGGTTCCCTTGAACATCGCCTGTGTTCATGTTAGCAAGGAAACCACCTTTGTCCACTGGACGGCCAACACTTGATGCCATATGAGTAGGGTAGTCTGTGGTGTTCTGACGAATAGACATATTAGGATTCAAATTATCTGGAATAACTGTGACCATTTCTCCGCGAAGGTTATACAAATGGCGGTTACCAATGACGATGTAGCCATCTTGCAGATCTTTAGCACCTTGTTGGAAAATGGAGTCAACTTCTTCGTGGAATTGTCGATTGTGAACTGTACCGAATGCCATCATCCCTAAGTGCATTGTCGACCAAGATGTGTAACCTGCAATAAGGTATGGGCGTCTTCCTCCAGTTGTCATGGTCTTTCCAGTATAGCTACCTTGGCTAATATCGTAAACTAGAGCATTGACGATGTATTGACCAATGTTTCGCATACGTACATATGAAGCTCCTCCTGGACCTGTATATGAGTAAGGATCTCCGTTGTTATTCATGTAGGAGTCCATTGCCATTGCATAACCATACCAAGTAGTAGCATTAAAACCTGCGTAACTATGAGGGATTCCTCCTGCAAGGGTATCTACCTTATATTCAGCCATCATATTCTCGAATGAACGTCGGTTAGGCGACAGTCCAGAATCATCTAATAAAGAACGACCTGTTTCTGTATGATACGCTCCAAACCATTCAAACGTTTGTTCATACAAAATATCTGTACGGGTATTGTGCATACCAGCCATTAAATTGTATCCATGACCTTTAATAATTGCACACATTGCAGCCACTGCTCCAACTGCAGCAGTTGAGATATCTTGTTCTGGAAACCTCCCTCGAATAAAGTATTCTCTATAAAGCCCACCACTTTGTTGATCACTATTAGTGTTGGTCTCCAAATAGATTGCATTAATTCCTCGTCTAAGCACTGCTCGAACTCGACTAGCTAGCGCAGTATCACCGTGATTAGTTCGTGCCTCAAATTCAAGTCTTGATAAAAAGATCATCATTTGAGCCATTCTGTAATAACCGCCGTGCATGTAAATAGATCGCATCTCTCCATTAGAACGACGATACTGCTTAACTCCTTCATCAATCGCTGAACCCATATGATCAAAATCAACAAAATACTGCTGGAATACTCGTTTACTTACATCATAAGCGTTAGTCATTTAATCACCTCTAGTTAGAATTAGAAACTGAGTTGAATCCAAATACTCTATGACAGGCTTTTTGCATCTGCTTGTACACCTGTCACAGTCGTTCCTTAGTTAGCGAAATCGTCTGTGGGCCCTACAAACGAGCAACTGAATGGAACGTATGTTCTTATTTTAACAAAAGAAAAAAACCTACATTAAAAATAACGTAGGTCTATTTATTCATAATTTTGATTGTAGCTTTTGTTCTGGTGACTTATCTATCACATTTACTTACCATCTTCCATGCGTTTAATTACTGTAGCTTGTTGCGCTCGTGTGATCGGGTGGTTCGGATTCTTGCCGTTAAATACCTTCCGCTTAGTTAGATCATTCCAAGCCTCTTTGTGTGTTTCTGGCACGGTTTGTGACGGCTGAGCGAGTACTCCTTTTGCTAATACGCCCATTGCATCACTTGCGGTCAGCTCATCATTCTTGTAAGCTTCTTGCTCATTCTTATTGCCGTGTCGATTAAGGATTTCCTCAAATCGTTCTTTACCTGATGCCCACTGAAAATCTCCTGCTTTCACATAGATCACCTCTTCTTTTTGTGGTTCGTGTACAACTGACTTCACTTCTTCTACCTGACCAATCAAGCGCTTAAATCTCGTCCACGGGAAGTTACGTCCCGGACAGCTCGTGCTACCAACATCGCTGTGACGGTATACGTCATTCGCTGTTAAACCATGTTGGTTCATGAGCTTACGGACTTCTTGTACAAAGCGCAAAAATAGTTCTTCATCGATGTGTTCGACGTCATAGTTCCCTTCGACACAAACTCCAAGCGAATCACTGTTTTCATTAGCAGCATGAGCGCCTACATTAAGTCCTCTAAGCTCGTAATATTGGTGATTCTTTTGTAGATAATAATTGTATCCAGCGCCTGACCATCCTTGGTTGCGATGTTGGTTATGGATCTGCAGATAAGAGTATCTTACAGCTGCGGGGTGGTGGATAATGATACGTCTTACCTTATTGATTCGCGTCAAACTACCCCAACTTAAATGTGGCTTGATCAAAGTTACTCCTCCTTATCAGGTGTCACATGCTTTGCAATCTCAAATAAACCGACTGCTGCTAGTCCACTAATGCCGCCTGCCCATAAACGTTCCACCACTTCTAAATCTGTAAACGGAAAAGCAGCCACTCCAAGTAAAAGTCCTATGATCAAAGCTACCAACGGAACTAGACGTTTACTAATTTTTGACTGCTTGACACCTTGTACTACTCCTGCTGTGACAGGGGCTATCAACGTTGCTAATGTTAAAATATCAACCATTTCAATTCCTCCTTAGAAGCATATGCTTCATTTCTGATACATCCTTTTGGACGTCATTAATGGCTTTCAAACCTTCCGCTTGCTTATCAATAACCTCGATATAACGCTTTTCGCTTCATCGTTCCTTGCCTGTAAACGCTTCTCTCTCTCATCGTTTTTACGCATAATCCACCAAACACCAATCCATAGGATGGCTAAAAGTAAAATAAAAAGGACACCGAAAATCCCGATGTCCGATTCAATTCCATATGCGATGACGTCTTCCCACATCACTTGCCCCCTTTTGCTCATAAAAAATACGCCTACACGGCGTTCTTACGTAGCTCTCTCTTTACCAATCGAATAAAATCAGGCATGTCATTGCCAAACGTTACAGATAGCGAGCGACTTTTATCACGCTCGATCACCTCCTCGACATCCTCGATCCTAGCATCAAGGTTACTCCCCATTTACGATTTTGTACTGTTACAATGTCGCCTAGATTCCAGTCTCTCTCATACTGAAACGGGGACTCGGTCAAGATTTGGCAAGTAAATGACTGCTTTCGTGCCTTTTCTGTTAAACGTTCTTCTCCACGTTGGTAAAGCTGTTCTTCAATCTCTTCAACGGGACGCGGGACCATTTCACCCGTTTCTTCGTCTTCAACTTCCTCTTCAACGTCCCGTGCGTCTACAAACTCCTCTACTCGATCCAACCCGTCACCATCACCAACAACGACAATACGACGCTCAGCACCCTCGCCCTGTCCAGCTACATAGCAAACGGTCGCATAATCAAGGATGGAGTCTAAAAACTCTTGCTCGCCTACTGAATCAAATTCAGGTGAAAAGATGACAGGAGGATTTTCCGTCTGCCCTGCTGTAAGGTCCCGACCTTCATAGACCTCCATTACCCACTTACGTTGATCATAGTCGAGGTGACAGAGCCAACCTAGACCAGATAGCGTGGACATGCGCTCTAATTCCTCGTCTAACTTTTTATAAGAGGCTTGCCATTGGACACGTCTACCACGGCCTTGATCGTTAGCAACTACAACCTGCTCTTTCTGACGACTACCTTTATGCCTCTCGTGCTCATCTGGGGCGGTGAGGTTATTACGGATGTAGTGTTTCATGACTGTTTCTGCGTTTGCTGTAATCCGGTCGTAATCAACGCCATTAGGAGCGAGCGTTAACACATCCTTTACCACACCTTCTAGTGTCGTGCCTTTAATCTCCCACAACTCACTCGATGCACCGCTAGCATCCAGTTTGGGATTGCGTTGTAAGATGCGTCCTGCTCGTCTCGTGTCGTTTCCCACCATGATTAAGTTGTTCGTTTGGAAATTGCTTACATCCACATTGTTTTGATTTACTGTTAGTACAAAGTCTCCTACCGTAGACCAGCGACGTTTAAAGATCACAGAGTCGTACAAATCAAATTCATCAAGCAACTCAATATCAGGTGTAAAAACTCGGATTGAGTACATGAGCAATAACTCCTTTTTTGCATAAAAAATACGCTTTACTCAGCGTTACGTTCTGTAGAGGCAATCGTCTCAAATTGCTCTTGAGTTAATATTCCTTTCTTTACAGCTTTTTGTAAATCGTCTGTGGTGCAATGCTCTTCCCCTCTTAGCCACTGCCTCAAAAATAAATTAAAGTATGCGTTCATAACTACCTCCTCAACACTAAATCGAATATAATGTCGTCTTGATCATCTTGTGAACTTTGCAACCTTTCATTCATTAATCTCAACTCTCGATTTTCCTTTACTAACTCTTGCGCAATGGTGCTTGCCTCGAAGAACTATAACCATCAATAGCTAAATAACTTTTCCCTTTATTATTTCGTCTAATAGTACGCACTACTATCCTATTTGCAATTTCATCCCCTGGTTTGAATCCATGTTCATTATACTCATCTACCACTAACAAAAACCCTTCAGGTACAAGAATAGGTTTAATTTCATGTATACTGAAAACAATATCTTCTTCGTTAATCAATAAATACATTAAAACACCTCAAATTTTAAATATATTCAAAGTAGACTCGTTGAAACCATGACCAAACGTTTTGAGCGTTATTTGTGTAGTAGTTTCCAGTATGTTGATGTCTAAAAAGAATAAAGTACGAACCTCTTGCTTCCTGAACATCTAAAGTTAATGTAAAATCCCCACCAGATCCACTACCTCTCATCGTATAATAAGGTATATTTTGGTATGTTGCTCTATTCCTCATTGTATCTATGCCAATTATAGGTCTACCCATAGTTCCGTTGTTAGAGCCTCCATTATTCACTCTTCCATGCACTACAATTCTCTTAATATTATCTAAGTTCACTCTTGAAGTAGTAGCAGCTTGAACATAGTGTCCTTCGTTAACTCCCCATTGACCTCCCCAATGCCAACCAACATAATAATAACCTCCAGCGCTAGCATTCGACCTAAATTCAGTTGCAATTTGTGACATATTTGAATGGTTAGAATTTCCACCTCGTGATACTGAACCAGTAGCTTTCCAAGCAGCATCATTATCAGACTCTAATCCTATAAAACGATCATTTAATACTTCTTCATTAATAAGGTACTCAGCAGTATCACTACTAGCTCCACTAAAACTATTTAAAGCTATATTACTCTCATGATATTGATTCATGGTATTAAAAACATTTATACTTGCGCCCGTTAGCCCCAAAGCTAATCTAGCTTTTTGCCGTTCATCACCATTTTTCAAAATATTAGACAATGCGATATTAGGATTGGATGGTATATAATTTTGAACTAAATTCTTACGAAGATAGGAATTAAGCATTGAATGCTCACGTATTGCATAAGAAGTTGACTCAGAAGTAATTATTTTAATTATTAATGAATCCTCTTCCAAAATGTGTATATTATAATCATCAAGTACTTTAATAATCTCATTTGGAGTCATACTTTCTGGACTAAAGAATAACTTTAACACTCTTTGCTCATCACTAGCTTGTAAAGATGTAAGCAACAATGCGCGGTTGCCAGAAGTGAAAGCGACAAATAGTTCATCTTCGCGCCTTTCAAATAATTTAGGGACGAGTTCATTTTTCCAAGTCACTTTAAAACCTCCTAACTGTTTGACGTTCCTGTAATGTAACCGTTGGAATTTCTATTAACGTATTCTCTTGATGTTAATACTAAATGCTCCCCTGTTGGATCATAAGCATTTCTATCAATATAAGAAATATTGTTATTGTCACTCCGGTTATAGACCTCCTCGTAAATCCTCTTATCGCCAACATAATTTTCGATACGAATGATGTAATTTTCACCATTTCTAATAAATTCTTCTCTTCTCGGCTCTTGCATAATTCTTTTGTTTATAAGATAGCTAAATGGCAAAGCATGTCCACATACTTCGTAATTGTTTTTCTCATACGTAATGTCTTTTTGTTCAATTATATTAACGCCAGCACTCACATAAATTTGTGCAATACTAATTTCATATATTGCTTCTGATCGCATTAAATCAGGGGGCGAGGGTACAGAAGAAGCGTTACCGCGTTTAATATATATATCCATCCCATTAATTTGATCCATTCTGATGATTACGCGATCTATTCTATCAAAGGACTCATTAGAATCTGCAACTGTCTTGTTCGTTGGTTCCTCTAATCGACCGTAGCGCCCTTCAATAAAACAAACGCCCGTATCAATATGAACGACCATTGATAAAGGGTTGTTTTGTGTAATTTGAAACTCCAACCCTTCGCCAGGCATCACACCGTCACCAGCGAGATACTGAAACACTTGTCCCCAATCCCTAGCCGTGTACTCTCTACCGTCATCATAAAAACGACTGTCTAACTGCGTCATACTTCACCCCTTAGATTCCGACATATTGTTTTCTGTATTTCAAAAGTACTCTTGCGTTCTCATGTCCTTCATCTGCTTCATAAGAGACGACATTTCGTCCCGGCACTAAATTCCAAAACACTGACCTCAAATCAATGTATCCCATAGCGTTCTGACCATTTATACGAACATACTTGTTTGTGGTTGAAGTAGAGATTTCAAGTACATCACCCTCGTTCAATTGTTGGTTAATACGAACAAACTGCCCCGTGGTTTTATTGATAACCATTGGGTTAATTGAAGGACCATTAAACTGGATTATGACTGGCGTGGCAACATCACCGTCATTGCGGATAATCGCATCATCCCCCGTCTTGCAAAAGAAAAAGAACTTCATTGGAAAGGATAATCCGCCAACATAGGCAGCCATTTCCTCTGTGAATTCCCTTGTGCTTAGCCAATATGGATTAGGGGCTAAAAGTTCAATTGAGCTATTTTGTTTTACAAATCCTTCTGATCCACCTTTGCTGAATCTCGGCGCACCGTCAGCCAGACAAAAGATTGTGTAGTCTTCTCCGCTTTCAGTAACCACTCTAAGCCTTCCCATTCCAGCTTTTGGATTAAATACTCTAGCATACTGCCTGCGTTTCTCATCCAACTTTCGAGTATCCCCGAAATTAGAAGTGTTAATAACAATTGAACGAGGGTCCATATACGTATCTAAATACGTTGAGCCGTCTTGGAACGGCGCTGCCTGCATCTGTGTCTCTACATCACTACCACCTAACCCCTGTATATCCCTTATTCGATGCTCAGCACGAGAATTACGGGCAAACACAATGCTCTGTCCCCGTGCATTTGTATATGTTACACGCATTATGTCAGCCCTCCTAAATCCTCTGCGAGTCGTTTGTTAGCTTTGCGTTGATCACGGCGTTCGTCTGATGGGTTAGCTGTGCGGGTAAACGTCTGGTCGATCTGTTGGTGGATAATGGTTTGAGGTGATTTACCGCCATTGCTATCACCAGAATTACGTCTGTTAGCCGATACCTCTGCACTCATTGCGTTATTAACCATCCTAGATGTTCCTAGCGCCACTTCTGGTGTGACGGGTTTAATCATGCCTGTTGATAGGTCATCAAGCGCTCGATAAACCATATCAGCGTTTTTCTCGATCCCTACTGCGATACCAGCCGGAATCCAACGACCTACATCGTCCCTCATCACATGAGATGGAGAGTTGATTTTAAGAGCGCTCTGCATGGTTCTCCGTACTTCATTTGCAATGCTTCTAGCCGTTTGCATCACCCGTGATCGACCAGCTTCAAGACCTCTCTGCAAGCCAGACATTGCGTCATTTCCGATCTGTTGGAAATCGCTAGGTAAGCTATTAAAAGCACTTACCATATCCCGTGATAAGGAATTGAGAACGGATAAGACTGAGCTGGAACCCGACTCTACTCGATTAACCATGTTACTCATGGCTTGCTGGGTATTTGCTGTCAACAAGTTAAACGCTCTCTCAGGCTCAGCAGGCAATGTTCGAGCAAACGTAGTCATCGTGGTAAGCATGAGTCGTGTACCATTTTGCATCAACTGGTTATTGCGAGCCATATTGACCTGAGTAATCTGCGTCAGACGCTGTAATGATTGCTCGTACGGCGGTAAAATGCTCGTCGATAATGTTGTGATCGTAGCGACCATGACCGTTGATCCGTTTTGCATCTGGTTAACCATGCTGGTCATATGCTGTTGCGTAACGACTGGCAATCGACTTAACGTCTGCTCTACTTGATTAACGGCCGTGTTATTGGTCTGTACAATCTGATTAAAACTACGGTTTGTGTCTGCAATCACTCGGTTAAACATCTGATTGACGGCATTTGTGACATTATTAGAGCCGTTTGTAATCCCCTGAGTTAATCCGTCTGTGATGCCTGTCCCGATGTCTCTAAACACTCTTGATGGACTGTTGATGCCTAACTTGTTCTTAGCTGCGGCGATCGTAGCCTCTGATTGACCCTCGGTAGCTCTCTCAACATCTTTTGTACCAGATTCAATACCTTGTGCCATTCCTGCAGGAACCATAAGACCAATCTCATCAAAACCCGCACTAGCAATTTGATTCCTCATCGAAATAGCACTGTCATCAACCATACTAGCTGCCATTCTAACAGCTTCTTCATTACCCTCTCCCATTGCTAATGCATAGGCGTCGGTAGCAGTTTTTGCACCATCACCGTAAATGTTAGCTAACTCACTGAGCTTCCCGTCTTGATCATTATTTGAGGAGTCTAAATTTGAAACCAAAACCGATAGCTCGGCGGCTTGGTCTGGACCTAATTGTTCAATCCAACTCATAAAGCCAGTGTGCTGTTCTTTAGCAGCCCACTCCATCAACCTTGCTTGATTCTCTCCCACTCAGCTACAGCAGTCTGGTTGTGTTGCATTGTTTCAATCATGCTTTCCATCGTGTGTTCAGTTTCGAGGTCGATCTTCTGAAAAGCATCTGTTGCAACGTCTTTTAATTTTTCGTATTGATCAGACATTGCATCGACCGCTTCTTTAAGCGCACCTTCAAGATCGTCATAAGAATTTATTTGTCTGAGATTTCCTTCTTCAATTGCTGTAGCAGCATTTTCAGAAGCAGTGGCAATTTGTTCCTCGGTAACCTTGTATTGCTCGCCTAGTTCAGCTTGGGTTTCCTTGAGCGCATTTTCTGTCTCATTCAATTCTTCCGATCTTTCCTTCGATTCACTTCTAGTAAGATTACCGCTTTCTTCAATTTCTTTCCTTTGCTCAATAACTTTAGCTAATTCCTCTTCAACTTCGGCCTGTTGTTGAGTGATTTCTGTAAGACGAGATAACGCTTCTTGTGCAACATCTTGTTCACGCATGAGATCAATACGATGTTTCAATTCTTCTGACGACATGTTTAATGCTTCTGCTTCCTGATCATAAGCTAAATTCAGACCATCTATTGATCCGTTAAGCTGTTCAATATATTGGGATAGCATCTGTTTTTCTGCAGCAGATTTGTTTTCTTTGTTAGTTAAGTCTTCAATCTTATCCGCTAGGTTTTGATTTTCTTCAGCTGCTCCTCTAATTTCCGTCTGGTTTTGTCTATAAGTCTCAGAAGATGAATTTACTGATTCATTGAGCGCTTCTGTACTTTCGGCAAGTTGTTCGTTCCCTTCTGCCAACCTTTCCGATTCCTCACTAGCACTAGTAAGCCAAGAAATTAAACCTATGATTCCACCAACTAACAAACCGATTGCCGCAGTAATCCATCCAATTGGTCCTAACAAGAATCTCCAGCTACCGCTAAAGCATTCGCTGCACCTGTGGCGGCAATTTTAGCTGCTGTTAGCAAAGATATGCTACCTGTAAAAACTGCCATCACCGTAGAAGCTGTTGCTAATATTGCATTTTTAGCAGCTTGTGCAGCTATATATGCGTATATCAATGCTGTGCTTTGTGCCTCAGCTAAACTCCTTTTTCTAATTGCGATAGTAAACAAATCTACAATTAGTGCCCCGGTCTGCATTATAGTGTTAGATTTTTGTATTGCAGCTGCCATTGTAGATATTGTTGCATGTAAAGCAAATGCGGCTGCCATACCTATTAATGCTGGCGTTAAGGCGCTCACAACAGGGATTGCAGCTTGAACTACTGTAGCAAAAGCTACAAAGAAAGGAGTAGTAGCTTGAATGATACTTTGTATGGCTGAGAATGACGTATCAATTCCAGCTTTCATACTATCTATATTCTCTGCAATCGTTTGGCCTGTAATTTCTCGCGACAACTCATTAAATGAATCAATAATATTTGCCAAGTTTCTCGATGCTGCAGTACTAAGGTTAGTTAGTGATGTAGCAATCCCTAAACTATTTTGCCTTGCAAGGTCTGCCATGACTCCTGTACCAGTACCAACTTCTATTAATCGATTGTTAAATTCAGTTAAAGGTATGGTCCCATCTTGAAGGGCAGTATACAAGTTATCTTTTGCGCTAGCTCCTGCAAAACCAAAGCTTTCAGCGATTTTAACCAACCCAACATCCATTGTTTCTGATAACGTTCTCCATGTTGTTAAATCAAGGGTTCCTGTTTGTAATACTTTAAGATATTGTTCTATACCTCTTTGAGCCGCGCCCGCACTAGTTGCTGATCCTAGTAATGCGTTGTTAAGTGCAAGAGCTGTATCAGTTGCTTTGTCCATATCGCCAAATGAAGTGTACATCCTCTGTGCAGTACTAGCTATTTCATCTAACTTTGTGGGCAGCCCATCGATACCATCTGCTAAACGAGTCATAGCTCGTTCAGATTCATCTGCCGATACTCCTAATGCTTGTAATACTTTAGGAAAAGAATCTAGAGTATCAAAACGGGCTATCGCATCATCAAGAGACTTATTTAACTCCCTGATTGCTACAGTTGCAATAGCAACAAGACCGATGGATTCGGCTAGCTGACGCACTGAGATTGATGCTTTCTGAGCAGTCTGATCGGCGTCGTCCATCTCTTTTGACATACCGCCGACTTCTTTGCTTGCATCGGAACTACTTTTTCCAGTGCCGTCAATTGACTCTTGTGCGTTTTTCATTCCGCCCGCTGTGTTCTCTCCGCTTTTTCCCAAACCTTCCATCGATTCGCTAGTCTCTTTCACGGTTTGCGAAGCTTGCGAGCTACTTTCACTTACACTTTCAACAGCCTCTTTTGCTCCGTTCAATCCCTCAGTTGAATTAGTGCCGCTCTCACCTAAACCCTCCACAGCTTCGCTTGCTCCGTTTACTGTAGACGTCGCCTGCACACTGCTATCCGAGACACTTTCAATCGCACCTTCTGCACTTTGTAACCCGGTTCCGGCATTGCTTCCGCTGTCCCCTAGTCCGTCAATAGCATCACCAGCACCCTGTACAGTTGACGTTGCTTCTGTGCTACTATCGGAAACGCTATCGATTGCACTTTCAGTGCCTTGTAGTCCGTTACTAGCATTACTGCCACTTTCACCTAAGCCATCGATTGCGTCGCCTGCACCTGAGACGGCAGACGTTGCCTGAGAACTACTGTCTGTAACTCCATCAATTGCCCCGTCTACGCTTTGCAATCCATTACTTGCATTGGTGCTACTGTCGCTCAATCCGTCAATGGAGTCTGATGCACCTTTAACCGATGATGCCGCCTGACTGCTACTGTCAGAGACTCCGTCAATCGATCCTCCTGTACCATCGAGATTTGAACTGGCATGAGTGCCCGAATCCCCTAAACCATCTAAAGCATCTGACGCACCCTTCACGGTCGAAGACGCTTGGCTTGAACTATCTGATACACCATCGACTGCACCGCTAACACTATCTATACCTTGGCTTGCGTCACTACCGCTATCACCAAGACCGTCAATTGCGCTAGCTGCACCATCTACGCTGTTTGATGCTTGGCTACTGCTATCAGACACGCCATCAACAGCACTTGATGCACTATCCAATCCGTTGCTTGCTCCTGCTCCACTATCTCCTAGCCCATCGATGGCATCTGCCGCACCCTTTGCACTGGAGGAGCTTGCGTACTGCTGTCTGATACACCATCAATGGCGCCCTCAGTACTACTTAGCCCGTCACTGGCATTTGATCCACTATCACCCAAACCATCGATTGCATCGCTAGCTCCCTTAACCGTCGAAGAGGCCTGTGAACTGCTATCACTGATCCCATCTATTGCACCCTCAGCGCCATTCAGTCCGCTACTAGCGCTTTCGCCACTCCAGCCTAGATCGTCGATGGAATCACTTGCACCTTTGACACTTGATCCTGCTTTGCTACTACTATCAGCGAGGTTATTCAAAACATCCTCAGCAGATTTAATCCCCTGACCTGACTTCACGCCTGACTCCTGTAAGTTATCCAGTTGTTTAGCTGCGACGTCGACTTCTTTTCCATCAACGGAAATTTTGATAGTAATGCTTCCATCTGTTGCCATCTAATCCACCTCCTCACTCACAGTGCCTTTTAACGCATACGCCTTTTGCAATTTACGCATTTCCTCTTTGTACTTACCTGAGTCACCTTTAGATGGCTTCCATGCCCGTATCTGCACAATGCGTTGCATGATGGTATTGGACGGCAACCCGTTAAGCAACGCCTTAAATTCGAGCCAATGCATACGCCCCTGACGCTCGTACAGATTGATGTTGTAAGCCTGCAAAAAAGACGCAAAGAGATACTCTGCGTCCTGCTCTACACTGATATACTGTTGCCTGTCTTCGTCATCTTCCTCAGGGCTTGGCATTGGGTTACCTTCACGGTCATAAATGATGGGTTTCTCGTCTGCTATGGCAATGTATTCTTTGTAAACGTGATTCCACAGCTCTGTTTTATCTCCAAATGCTTGCGGCAACTCTTGATCATCGAACAAATAACCTAACGCTACATCTACCTTTTCATAATCCCTTAAAGACGTGTCTTCAAGCACATCAAAAACGTCTAAGACATTATCAAAAGCTAGGTCGATCTGATACTCGGTTTCGTTAAATAAAAAAGAGGTGATCAATGGGTCATTTAACCGCATCTAATCACCTATTTCTTTTTAGCTTTTTTATTTAGGTATTCTTTTTTCTTCGCTTCAACCTTCTCGGCTCTAACAGTTTCTTGTGATTCGATTCGTTCCGCAATTGCTACTCCAACGGCTTCAAGCGAATCTTCTAACGCCATCATGTCAGGATACTTTTTGTAAATCTCTTTAAAATGCCCGTCACCAAAAATAATATCGTATTGTGCTGCGATAAACTCTTTATTAACGTCTAACGCTTGATCGACTGCCTCTTCATCGACCGTTTCGAGGTCATCCGGGAAATGAATATGCTTTGCTTTTTCTTGCGCTTCTTTTAATTTATCCTGTGCAATTTCCTTGACGTTCAGAAACCGACGTAGATTCTCCAGTGAGCTATCGAACCATAATTCAATCTCGCCGATTTTCACTGGAAAACCCGTTCGTTTAACCTCGATTTCAATGCCTGTCATGCTTACCACTCCTTATATAAAAGGGGCATTGCGCCCCTTTACTCAACTTCGATATTTGCCCCGCTTGTCATTGGGTTGACGGAAACAACCTCGGGGCTTACTGCTCCCCCGATCCACCGCCGTTGCTACCATCAAGCTTTGTAACCTCAGGGAGTTGATCATACGTGATGGTACAGCCAAATGCCTCGTACGCACTCGCTTCACCTGATCCTGCGACAATGGCCGAAACTGTTGCTCTACCGAGATACTGCTCTTTGCCATCTGCACGTGTAACTCGATGCCATAACTTACGTCCTTGACCGAGCTTAAAGCGCTTTTGAGCAATTAGCTCTTGGGCTTCGTCTTCTGGATCATATGTCCCTTCCACTGAATAACCTAGCGCTACAGAGATAACATCCGTTTCCGGCGTTCCATCCCCATCATAGTAGGCCTGATCCTCAGTTTCTTCGTTGCTGTCATCAGAAATGTCAGAGATCCATCTAGATAATTCCAACCATTCTGATGTCTCCGGCTCTGCACCTGGTACATATTCTTGCACTTCATGCTTACGCAATGCGTTTTTCAATCTACCATTCTTTACACTCTCCTTGTTATAAGTGGTTACTTTCGCTTGCACATTCAATAAAAAAACAAACCATCCTTGATCATCCGCTTGGTTGATAAATGGTTTGTTCGTCATTACTAGCTCGTCAAAATCAAAGCTACCGTCTGAACTTTCGATGTGACTCACTTGTTCTAGTGCGTTCTGTACAATCCATAAAGTGCTATGGATAAGGCCCGGAACCTTAGATTTCATGGCAAACTCATAATTCAGTTGCTGGTCTTTTGTCCCGTCAAAGTACTCAGTTACGACACTCGACCCCGGAATCGGATAAACAACAAATGATTCGCTCTCTTTGAGGTAACCTGGCTCACAACGAACAGGTAGGTTGGGGATGCTGTTAACCTGATCGACTAAGCGCTCTAATAAATCCACTTACCATCCTGCCCCCTTCTGGAATGCGTTCACCCAATCCTTGATAAAGATTCGTTTGGCTTTAATATCCCAACGAGGACCCGTACCCGGAGTGGTGTAGTTATACATTGGCTCGTAAAATTTACGCCTGGCGTATGGGGTGTGCCAACTTACTGATTTGCCGTCAATGCCAAGTGAGCCAGTATTACGTAAGATACTTTGATCCATCGGCACAAATTGGTTCATATCTGCTAACGCCTGATTGCTCATCGCATATTGCCCTTGCTGTACGTTTTGTTGGCTCAACTTCTTCTTAGGACCATCCAATTTAATATCAACACTAACCATTTAGATCACTTCCAATTCGTAGGAATACAGCACCTTGTCGTAAGCCTCATAAATGGGAATGACTTTTGTGATTGTGTAGTTTATACCATCGAATCGAATAATGGATTGAGTCTTAAATTGTGGCAAAGGTGATGTGATTCCTTCGTAACAAAAAACGATACCATTATAGAGCAATTGCTTCCCGCTTGAGTTAGATGAATATTCAGCCCCTCGATCAATGCGAGCACTCTTTACAATGACTGGTTCCTCATATTCCGCCCCATTCCAACCATCACGAATAAACTTGTGATACTCAAATTGGTCAATACAAAAGTCAGCAGGCGGCTTAGGCATCACCATACACTCACCGCCGCATTGAGTAATCCTGTACCTTCAAGGTAGATATAAACATCTTCTGCTATTAGAGACTTTGTTTCATTTTCTCCGGAAGAATTATAACGACTAGCGTTAGATACACTCGTACGACCAGCGCTAAACTGTTGTGGGGCGTTGTTAATCTCCTCATAGGTTGACGATCCTAACACATGAAAATACTCAATCTGACTAGCCAATCCCGCCTTAAACTTATTTACGCGCCAGCTATTATCGGCTTTGATGTCAACATGATCATAAAAGTGACTCGTGACGTTATCTAAGATTGCAGACGCTTTAGGCAACAGTGATTTAAACTCATCCTCGCCAATATCCTTACTTGTAAGTTCTTCGAACTCCTCATACGTCAAATATGGCATTCTTAATCACCTTCTTCGCCGGGTTCCTCAGGCTCTTCTTGTGGATCGGTAAGCGTTAAGGTATGCGTGTCTGTATGGGAACCATCTTCTGTAGTGACAGTAGTTGTATATTCACCAGCAGGCGTATCCGCTGTCCATGACACACGGCCTCCACCACTTACTGACAAACCCTCTGCATCTGGACTAACTGAATACGTCACAGCTTTGTTTGTTGCGTCGGATGGGTTAACCGTAGCGCTAACTTGTCTACTGCCCTCTTCGCCTGTCTCAGCGCTTGATGAACGTGGGGTTAGGCTAACACCCTCAACCTCAATTGGAAGCGTGGTAAAAGCAGGTATGTCCACTGGCTCGGACTCCTTGTCGCCTTCTATTCTCACAACCTTGTATTCTCCACTTTCAATATTCGTGTTTGGATCAACACCTGTGATTTCAAGAGGCTTCCTCCTCTGTTACCACGGTATCGCCTTGATAGATTCTAAACGGCATCCAACCCCTCCTTTAATTAAGTTAAATTGATGACTGCCCCGTCAGTCCTAGGCGTGACATTCTCAATACCGGGGTTTGTTACTCCCCCGTTTCACCGTCCTCGTCACCATCATTCCCGCCATCTTCACCCTCAGGTACAATGCGAACAATCTTCGACTCATCAACGAGAGCAACGGAATAATGTTGATCTGCGTTAAATTTCGTCAACTTATGGTCCATATCTCGACCTGTTTCAGCAAGTAATCCACGCTTTGTATAGGTACGTAAAGCCCCTGATTTCACCGCAAAACCTTTGCCGTCTTCGATCTTCATAGACCGCACAATCTCCCAACCTAGTAACTCACCAAACGCACCTGTCATTAGGATGCGATCACCTAGCTCAGATGCACGAGTCCAATCAAGTGCTGCTTCTTTTCGTAGTTTGGCAGCGTCCTTATAAGACAAGAATAAAACGCCTCTTGTGTCCACATCCTCAAAGTTATCAGGAGCGTCTACGAAGGCGTTTTCTAATGTATCGATAAGGTCTAAGTCAACGGCATGAGATACCGACAACGTTGCTGTCAAAGCTGTTTCGACAATATCATTATCAATCTTTGAAGCAATCGCCATACGAATTTGACGTTGCGCCTCTCCTACCGGATCACCATAACCGGATAGCACCGACTCATCCGTCAGCTTAACCCCTTGGCCTGCTTTTTTGATCGTGTACTGTTCAGTGTCAGTTTCGAGTTTTTCATAATTAATCGCTTCACCCTCTGCCACCACTTCTGCATCCCCAATGTATTTGTATTTAGGAACTGTAATTGTCGATCCCGGCTGTCCTTCAAGTGTGTTGTCTACTGGTGCGATTGCGCTAAACTTAATCGCTTTTGGCAACTGCGCCGAGATCATAGCTGCCATGACCTCAGGGTCAATCAAATTCTGTAGTCTTGTTAAATCTGCCATGTTCATCATCCTTTATTAATTTTTAGTAAGTGCTTCGAATTGAGCAGGGTTATTAGCTTTTAAGTCTGCTAGCTCTTGATAAGTCATTTTGTCTAAACTCTTCGTCTGATCCGTTCCGCCGTTTGGATTACCTGGAGTAACAATTTTAGGCGCGGGTTTTCCAGTGTCTTCTTGCTCGAATAAATACGACTCACTCTCTTTTAATGATTTGACTTGATCGTCAAGTCCTTTCAAAGTGTCGCCATCGAGTTTAATTGTGTCCATATCCAGTAACGCTTTTAACGCCTTGCTATTCTTGACCTTTGCGCTATTAAGCGCATTTTCTAGCTTGTGATCAAAAGCCTGTTGATTAAGCTGAGTCTCGTACTCGGTCTTCGTGGCTTCATTTTGCTTTTTCAACTGATCGATTTGAGTTGTTAGCTCCTCGTTACCCTTAGCCTTTTCACCAAGCTCCTTTAGTTGATTGTCACGTTCTTTGATTTGACCTTTGTAATCGTTAATCTGTGTTTCAAGCGATTCAACACTCTCAGCTTTATCTTTGTACTCGTTCAACGACTTCCCGTGCTCGCCCATCACCTTGTCAATTTGCTCATCCGTTAACCCTAATTCTTTCAAAAACTCACGCTTCATATATTAATCACTCCTTGGTTACGATTTTTTACGTAGTTACGTCTACGACCAGCCTTGTTCTTTAACGCCTGCAAGTGCTAAAAAGGCGCATAAAAATAGCACATAGCTTAATAAGCTAAGTGCTTTGCTAGTCTTTCTTATACTCGTTTAGTAACGTCTCTAACGGCGTATATACTCTTTCCCTTCGATAGTTTCGTCTCAAGTATTCTCCATTCGTCTCTAAATGATCTCGCATTGCCTTCTGGCGTTTACGTATCATTTGACGCCAGTGATTCGCACTACTATTTCCTAGTTCCTCAGCTACCATGAGATTCTTTTTATATTTTACGATTTCACGCTCAATACGTCGCTGCTTGTCTCTTGCCTTAGCCAATCGTTCGTTTAGTTCGTCGTTATCAAAGCTTGGTTGATTATTTGTATTCACCCCAGGTATAAACGGTATGTGATTATGACGGCAATTCACACCTCTGTGACCTCCCGCACTACCGTAGCTTGCGCCCCAATAGATATCGTAAATTGATCGATATTCACTATCAGAAGGCAACTGCTCAGGAAACCTTAAATCCACTACATTCCCTTGTATGGTTGAACATGCATCTCTTGCACCCGCGTGACTAGTAACCACCACAGTGTGTACACCATATTCACTCATACGTTCTTTCCTTACCTTGTCATAACTATTAGCAAGCGTTGAACGTAAAACCGTACGAGTGTAGCCCTCTAGACTCCACCTATGGCCACCTCGGTCAACCATACCTGAACCAATACCCTTCAGTGCTAGCTCAATTATGGCTTTCTCTAAAGAATCTTCGAATGAATACAATCCTGTACTTAACAAGGCTACGGTTCGATTGAGGACTCCTTGATAAGAACGTTGAGCCTGGCTTAATCCGTGATATGTTGTTATTAATGTTTGATTAACGAGGTTATCAATTTCACTCCAAGATTGTTCATAGTACCCCCTCATCACATCATCTAAGTGTGTAGGCATTGCTCTTGTAGCGTAAGGCATTGCCTTGTCTATATCATCCACCATTCGTTTGCCCGCTTCTTCAAACATGTTCCGTATCTCTGACTCTGCGACCCCAGTTACTTGTTGGAGTTGTTTTGTCACCTCATTATTAAAAAGGTGTAACTCCTGTAATTTTTGTGCTTGCCACTGAGTAATGTCATTCGATCCGTTATTTAACCGTTTAGCAATTATTCGAATGATTTCACCCTCAAGGCTGTTATAAAGCTCGGACATATTACTTGCCCATAAATCAAGTTGGTGGGGCGTTATCATTCTTCATCACCGAACATATGCTTTGCCGCTCTATCTGATATGTGAACCGGATCAACCTCTAATTGCTCGTTTCGAATCTCTTCTAGCCACTGTTCAGCCGTCTCTTTTGGTAAATCAAATACTCGTTGAATGACCTCTACGGTGGGAATAAAGCCAAATGTCTTAGCTTGACCGTAAAACCTAAGAAGCTGTGTTTTGTCTTGGAATATTCCATCATCAAAATCAACTCCAATGTGTTCAAAGGTTGGTATTTCGCCAGTAAATAATTCCGATGCTTTAGCCAATTCCAACGTGGATACAATCAATCCTTTGATAAACTTCTCAACCTCATTGACGTGATTATTCCTCGTACGGTACGTCAGGCTATTTTCGCTCACGATTTCAGTAGCTGTTTTGACTGAGTTTCCATCAAACGAAAATGTGCCTACAGATAGTTGCAGTTGCATCTCTAATGTCTTGAGCGATTGATTAATAGCGCTAGTGTACTGTTCCGTTCGAATGTCATTTGTTACGTCCTTAATCATTTCTTCATCATTTGACGCTCGCAAACTCTTAAAAACGTTTGTATCTGGGTCAAATATCGGCTTAGGTGGAATCCCATCCTCTGTAGGCATCGTACTAAGCATAAAATCACTCACAAACACCGTTCTTTGCCCCATTCTTACTTCCCAGTTGAATTGATCCCACGTATCATTGATCTGCTTAAGTGTCGGCTTACAGTTGTCAGTTATACCTAACCCTAGTGGACTGTGAGGGTTGATGTTGTTAAAACCAGCAGGCTTCAAATAGTTGAAGTTAGGACGACTAAATTCATGCAAATACGTTTCTTCTTGTAAATCCTCATACAAATCAGTTAATGGTACTCGCTTCCCTATCCTGCCTTTGTCCTCAGAGACATACAGCTCATTCGTGATCACATATGTTTGTTGCTCCCACTCATGAAATTCTAGTAGCGTGTAAAACATTTCTTTGCCGTCCACGATCTGCATTGTCGTAAACTTCATGACTCCCTCGCTGATACCGCCACTATTTGACCTCAGAGGGTAAAAAGCATTTGATAGCGCCCAAGAGAACTCAATCTCACTTGTATCGCCATTGATATAAGGCCGAACAGTAAGACCGCCAGTAGCAAACATCGGATCTAAATAGCGCATGAGATTTTTCTTAAAATCGTTATGCTCGAACACATGTTGAATAAAATCATTGGCTGATTTGTATGTGTTTCGTCCTGCATCGTCAGCATCGTCCGACACAACGACCTCACATTGCTCATTAAACACGAGTCCAGATAGTAACTCTGAGGTGAGCTTTGTCATGTTAAGAGTCATGTAGTCCCTTTTCAAAAGATCTCCGTTAGAATTCACATACTCTACCTTCGGATAATTGCCTTTGTACTCTCGAAAGTTACGCTCAATCCGCTCTAACTCAGCAGGATCTATGTTTATCTTAGGATGATCGTTAATCGTCTGTAGCGTCTGTCCTGTCACTGCATAACCTCCTCTCTTAAACCAACTTTTGATACGCTCGATGATTTGCAAACTGTCACCTCCTATGTCTTTAATCGCAAGTCTCTGGCATTGGAAACACAAAAGTATTGAAAATCATCGCATGTATGGTCATCCTCTTTAACCACTTCCGGATTTTCCTTATCTTGCGTCCCGTCTTTTTTCAATTTCCACATATATTTTTTATGCTCTTCAATAAACACATCGTTGCTGTCACAATACTGCAATCCTGTTGGATACGGGTTTTTGAGATAATAAACGACCTTGCGCTAACAGGTCGTGTACATAATCCACCATATCTACTTTTTTTAGCTTATTTACAGGTATCCAATGTTGCCCGAAGTCTTTGAGGTACTGATTTCTGAGTGCTGCTTCTGCGCTATCAATGGTTCGCTTTTGAATCCTTGCGCCTTTATATGGTGTTAGTGCAGACATCTTCTTGATAAACGTATTGATGTCCTTAGACAACTCGCTCGGTGCTTTTTTATTTACTCGTCCTGCTGGGCTGTAGTAATAACCGTTAAGCCGAATTACTTTGCCTTTTGCAGTGAGTCCATAACAACCGCATGAAGTGGCTGAAACGCTATGTCCAGTGTCCATTGAGTAATAGAGGGATATAACTCTGTCATCATCTGGCAATTGGTCTAGTGGCTTAAACAGGCTCATATTGTAAACGTTAGTTCCAAGACCAACTGGCTCACCTAGATACAAATATCGGTAATAATCAAAGTCATTTCGCTTAATACGGTCAATGTCCTGTAACATCTGCTCAGTCACAAACCCTAGCTCATCGTCTTTGTAACTCGAATCATGTACTAACCAACCATCCTCGCCAACTAATTTATCCGACCACTCGTTGATCCAACTGTACGGGTTACGAGGTGGGTTATAGGACCAGAAGAATCTCACGGTATCCGCCAACGGATGCTTTTGCCGCATGAACGTTGTATTCGTCTGATCAAACTCCTCAGCGCTGTTGAACTCCGCTGCTTCCTCATACCAAACGGCTACAATGTTGCCAATGTCGTTTGATTTAAGCTTTTGAAAATCATCTTGGCCATAGAAATAGATTGTCGATCCAGTAGGCTTGTGCATGAGCTTAAACGGTGCTACTGTCGATTGAAATTCTCCTTGAAGATCGAACTTTTCAAGCGCCCATTGCATTTTTAGGTATACGGAATCCCTAATCGTACTTGCTACCTTTCGGATGACAACAAGATTTGCCTTTTCACCTTTTGACAGATACTGCAACATTAAATAAACAAGTAGCATGGCAATAACAGACGACTTAAACGAGTTACGACCACCGCGCAATACATTGTATGAGGTTTTTGTGGTCCATACTGGCTTAAAGTGTGGGTTAACTTCCTGCTGTATATCAATTGTAGGCTTAGTCATCATTACCCCACCTGTCTACAATGTGGATCGTTGGAGGATCGCTAGTGTTGCCCTCGTTTTCTAACTTGCTCGTTTCTGCTTTGGTCTTAGCAATCACCGATTTCATCTTCTCTGCTTCCAGCAACCTATGATCATCCTCATGAGCCATCTCACCAAATTGCTTTAACATGCTTCTTAGCTCACCCATTGCTCGACTTTGAGAATTTAAAAAGCTCGCCTGTTTATCCCAAGCGAACTGTATCTCATATTCGATTTTGTCACCAAAATTTGTTGATTCCTCTTTTTTTAACTCTTTAGTGACGTCTTCTTTTCCTTCAACAAACATGATTTGCTGTGCTCTCATTATTGATGCAAACTGTAATTTAATGTTCGCCCAAATAATATCGACTGGCTGTATGTCATCTATGCTATCGAATATTTCTAGTGTTTCCTCAGGTAGATATTTAGCAAACAATCCATGCGTGCGAGCATTACCATTTCTAGCAGGCGCTCCGTAACCCATTGCATTCTTGTTACCTTGTTGCGCCCCTCTCTTTTTTGTGTGCACACCTTTTGTTGAGGGTGCACCCTTTTCCCGAGTCCAGCCGTGGCGCTTCTTCCAGCTCTTAACAGTGTTGAGGGAGACGCCGTGTTTGTCAGCAATGTCTTTATATTTCATACCTTGCACATAGTCTTTTTCTGCCTGTTCGTGTTTGTCCAGCATCTACATAATCACCCACCCCCGACGAATTCGTTTGTTTTGTGGCATTAAAAAAGCACCCGAGTGGGTGCTAGTGTTCATACTTTATGTTTAGTTATGTCGCCCGGCAAAATGCCCACAACGTGATCCGCGTACAGTGTTAAATAGTTAATGTTGTCAACATTGCCGTTGTAATAGATAGATACATCACTTAGATAAATTGCAGTATCTACAGGTTCTTCGTTCTCGCCCAATCGCATTTCATAAAATGTTTCTACATAAGACGGTAATGCATAGTTTTCCTTTTTATAATCTAAAATTTCATCTCCTTCATCATCTTTTATTGTTCCTATGATTTCGTATTTCATTATTTTCCCAACAACATGCCCTATGTTTGTAATAAACGTCAGGTATCCCTTTTCTTCTTGATTGCCATTAACCTCAGCAATTAGTCTTGCGGCAACGCTATGAGCTTTTATATTTTTAACTTTGTGGCTCATTTGAAACCTCCTAATAATTTAATTTTTCTACAGTGAAATGAGTAAGACCCTCCGGCATGATCGTGTTCAAAGTTCCGTCATTCCCTTTGACTACAAAAATAGCAGAATTAGAGGTTCTAAAATTTCTCATAACGTGAAGTCTTGCTTCTTCTTCGTTTTTTTCTTCGACGGTCACAGAAGTCAATGTCTGATTAACATTCATAAATTTGATTAAATAATTCCCCATAAGATCCCCCTATACTTTGGTCTATCTACAAGTTTCGGCAAAAGTATATAATCCTGCTATAATATACCTATTATTTATAAAGGAGTTTTACATATGAGTATTGTTAAATCTATCTTGATTTCACTTTTTACGCTTTTAGTTTTTATTTTGGCGTTCAATCTACTTAACCCATTATTAGGCAACTTGCTTAGTTAAAAAGCCACAACGACCAACCTCGTCATGGCTTAATTAAGAATGGCTCTCATATATAGGTGGCGGGCGTACGACAAAATAAGTATTATTAACTTCTATAGACTTGTTTATAATTCCTTCCATGATAATAAAATAATCTCAGGACTTGCATGTTGACGAATATTCACGCATACAATATACTGATCTTAAGTGATCAGGCCCATGTTCCGTACGCGGACTGGGCTATTTTTATTGGGGGTAATTTTTTGAAACCTTTCAAGACGCCGAGACAGCAACTCGTTATACTTAGAGATCGTGGTTTAGAAATTAACAACGGCTCTAAAGCAATGAGAGCTCTAGAAAGAGAAACATATTATGGTCTCATTAACGGGTATAAAGGGCTGTTCTTAAAAAGAATTAACGGAAAATTAAAAGATCCAGAGGAGTACATAACCGGAACTCAATTTGAAGAAATATATAACCTCTATTCTTTTGACAGAGAACTAAGACATTTGTTTATAGAGTACATACTCCTGTTCGAAAGTAATATTAAATCAAAAATATCCTATCGCTTCACGGAGCAATATAAGGAACCACATGCGTACTTAGTGATGAAGAATTATAGTAGTGACCCTAAGCTTTTAAAAGATGTTCTAGGAACAATCGCTACGATTTCAAATACAATCTCTTCACGTAGTAAACAGGGTGGAAGAAGTCCAATAAAACATTATTTGGATAAGCACAAAAGCGTACCTTTATGGGTATTAATCCATTATATGACACTAGGAAATGTCAACTTTTTTTTATAAATGCTTAGTACCTTCACTAAAAAACAAAATTGCTACCGACATCGCTGTAGATTATAAAAGGGAATACGATGAGAATCACAAAATTCCTTCGGAAACTGTTGAAGGTCTTTTCAAAATCATTAATATCTTTAGGAATGTTTGCGCACACGAAGAAAGAATGTACAATCAAGTGGTTCAAAAAACCCCTAAAAACAAAATTGTAACCATGATAATAAATGTACCTAATTCACAGTTAGAAAGTGGTCGGGTGTTTACTCTACTTTGCTATTTAAAACTTGTTCTTACAAAAAAACAACATAAGGATTTGGTTCGGAAGTTATCAATTTTATTCGCAAAATATCAAAGAGACAAATTTTTTACTGTACCATTTGAAGATATACAAAGAGAAATGGGATTCCCTGTAGATTGGAAAAAATATTTTTAAAAGTGCTGAATGTAGCACTTTTTTATTTTTGTGAGCTATCCCGCATAAGAGAATAGGCTCGTAGCAATTTGGTTTTCGACTTTAGCGCTAGCTCGATCTAAATGTTTTTGCACCGTACTTTTTCCAACACCCAAATATTGTGCCGCCTGATCCAACGAGAGCAACTCTGCCTTGACCATTACATAAACCTCACGCTCTCTAGCCGTAAGCATAGATAAAGCGTCATCAATACGAAAATGGTCAGCCTGGCTAATTTGTTTGTCCTCTGACATGTTATGCCGTAATCGCTCTAATGCGCTAGGCTCCATGTAAATTGTGCGTTGGTGTACGGATCGTCGCTCAATGTCTCGCTTTGCACCTGGTCGCTACTCGTCTCCATCCATTCAATCGCATACTCCAAGTCACGGATCATCCCGCCAATGATCTCATGTTCGTTTTTCTCCGCCTTTAGCTGCGTCCACTCTGCTTCCGTCTCCATAGGTTTACGTTGCAATGCCTCCCGATACTTGACCAACTCTTTACGCTTTTGCTTGTACTCGATCAATAAGTCCAACATCGAACCCGCCCCTTTGCTCTTATTTGCTACGTAATGCGCCGCCTTTGCCTCTTACAAACGTTTGCTTATTTTGCCCCATCAGATACTTCAGCGTTTCTTCTGACAGGTTTTCCTTTTGTTTTATTGACTTCAGTTTCACCTGTACTTTCTTCATGTTTACCTCCTTAAATACAAAAAGAGGACGCCAAGGGTTACGGATAAACCGCAAACCTTAACGTCCTCCAGTGGGCTGGTAGAACTATGCTAAATTCATTATTAATGTGAGTATTGCAATAAGAACTCCGATTGACTGTAGAATTATTTTTAGATTAGTTTCACTGTCCTTGTTAGTAATTATCGTAAAAAATGTTGTTAATATCGACCTGATGAACACTCCTATTGGAAAGATAAGAATAATATAAATTATAAAAATAACCCATTGAGGTATTAAAAACTCCGATCCACTTAAAAAAATAAAAAAGTAACAAAAATAATAAAAGTGGATAAAAACCACATCCTAAATCACTCAACGTATTTTTATCTAGGTTCTCTATTTTGTTTAATATTCTTGTTATTTCAACAGAAAAACCGATCAAAGCAATTATCATTCCTATAACGCCTACTACCTGATAAGTTAATCCGTCTAAATTATAAATTAAAGCAGACACTATTAAAAATGCAATTATTAACCCAAAACCATCTAGATTACTTTTAAAATCTTTGTCCAAGCTTATAATTTAGCCTCCTCAATCAAGCTTTACTCATTATTAATCATCAAAGTTATGAAAAATCCTATGTGAATTAAAGTAATCTTTGCTTTTTTCATTAAAATGTTCAACTTTATTACCTATTAGTTCTTTAATTGTTAATTTCATTGGAGGTGTAATGTCTTTTGTAGATTTGTTATTCTCAATAATCAATCCTTCCTTCACCCCAATAAGCCCTCTTTCAAATAGTTCGTCACAACCAAATTTACACACAGGGATTATTATATTATTAATATCGAGTTTTTCCATCTTATTACATTCAGACCTTTTCTTGACATGAGCAGCAACTAGAAATCCTACCAAATATTCTTTGTTACATAAAGCACAGTTTTCTGAAGTCTTCCCTCCCAAAAGATATTCCCTAAGAGTTGGTTGCTCAGCTCTTTGCTTAACAATTACATCTTTCTCTAGTTCTTCTAACTCATCCAATTTCTTAATTGTTTGTTCAAAACTTTTGATGGGTATTACTTGTTTACTTGATTTGTAATCAATAAACTCTATAACCCGATTACTTTTCACCTTATCTAAAACCATTATGCCTTGTATTGTATTATTTTTTTTATAACCAATTACTATATTAAGATCTTCAACTTCTATATTTACATTTTTAACATCATCAATTAGATATATATATTCCCAAACTTTACCTGCCTTATCAGTACCCCATAATGCCTCAGCTAATTCTTTATTATGAAAAGTCATCGACACATGTCCCACTGAAAATATCTTGCCTTTAGAACTAAAAAGAACTAGATCACCTGCGTTAATTTTCTTCCATTTTTTCTCATTAACTTTATCTTCTCCGGGACTCACACCCCAAATCGGAACTTTACTTTCTTTATATCTATTTTTTATCGCTTGAAGCAAGTCATCATCTTTAACGTTAGTTTTAATAAAATCTAATGTATCAGCAGTGTTTATTGTTCTTTCATAATTACTTGTTGCATCTCTATTACCAGCAGGCTGTAAAATTACGTTCATAATGCACCCCTTTAAAATCTACTCCCTCATCAAACCGCACCCGCTTTACCTTCCCCATATGCGTAACAACCTTTGTCTCGCCATGCTCTGGTAACTCAGTCAGACGTGCTCGACCATCTGACACAACCACCACAAACGGCTTACTGTGGTTCTTTGTATCTATGTTAATACTACCAGTTTCGACATTTACTTCCAAGTTTTTCATGCGCATTTCTAGCACCCCTTTTTCAATAATAAAGACACCACTGCCCCTATATGGACCGTGATGCCTGCGGTTCTTCCGTAAGGCTAGTTATTCAATTACTATCTCTCTCCGCCGTGTTATCTCCGTAATCTCCACAATGTCTGTGTATTCCTCGTACCGTAACTTCTGATAAAACTCTACCTCAACGTCTCTAACGTCCGTTGCTTCTGTCACTATGTTTAGCTTTCTAAACCTTCGATCTTTGCCCGCCCAGACAACTACCCAAAATTGGTATACGGAATTTAAAGCCACCAACTCCATTTAACCCCACTTTCATAGGTATATTTGACTGGGTATATTCTTATATAATGTCTTGTTTCCTTGTTACAAATCTATTAAGACTTAAATCTCGCTCTGCCCGTTGATTCTCACTCGCTCTTGCCGATTAACATCAAACACTGCTCCGTCTCTCCAAATAACCTCGTCTACTCCGTGTGGCTTAGGTGTCACCGTTGTCATCACGCCACCTTTTATAATCAACACCGCATCTTTGCTCAAATCAATCTCCGCCGTTTTACTCAATGCGACCCCTCCCGTGTATGTGGTATACTCTCAGTGGGTACAGACTCCGCAAGGGGTCTTTTTTTTATCTTTTTTCCAGTAACTCAAACACTCGTTGATTAACCTTGTCCTGCTCAATCTCCTCACGGATCACCTTACGCTGCCACTTGATCTGCTCACTCTTCGTCATTGTTTTCATTCCGATTCCTCCAATGGTTTCAATTTACAAGCACAAACCTCGCAAATTCTTATGGAATATGGAGTCTCACCTTTATTTGCAGATCCATATAAATATCTATATTTGTCACCTTTATTGATCTCCTCCATGCAATCATCGCAATGATAATATTTACGGGCTGTGCGCTCTTCGTCTCTAATAATCACTGCACGATCTCCTTAACTCGAACCTCAGCTCTAGGCTCATCGCTGTACCACTTACGTACCGTCAAATCGACAACTTGCTTGTCATCCTGCCAAATGATGCCTGACAGCCCGTCCTTGATGCCCTTGACGTAATTGTCCACGTCAGGCTTGGTAATCGGTCTGAGCTTGCCTTCAATTGCAAGTGCACGCTTGTATTTTGCTAGGCTTTTTGGAATCTGCCTGTATATATCAACCACTAACTCTAGCTGTCCGTCTAACAACTTATCTGTCTGTGTTGAGATGCTGCCAACTTGACGTATTGCTTATAATCTCGCTTTTTAGAGGATCGTACATCCTTACATTGCTCTATGATCCCGCCCTGCTCTCGGTCTGCCTTGTGCCACTGGTTCGCCGTAGATGGTGAAGGAGATCTCTTGCACTGGTTTAGAATCCAACTGGTCGAACAAAGTCATGCAATCCCTCCCCTGTCTCGTGTATCCACTCAACATCACCTACAAAACGCTCATTAAGTGGATTTGGATACGCATTGTAATAAACCACCGTCTTAATTTCTGCAGCTATGATGAGCTTGCGACACTGCCAGCATGGCTCATGTGATACAAATAGCGTCGCCCCTCTTGCCTTGCTACCTGCCTTGATGATTGCCGATGCCTCCGCATGTACGGTGTTGATGCAATGACCGTCTACGTGGCAGTCGGTGTTGTTGCACTCATTTATTGGATTATTCTTCCCTGTGCTTAATATTCGGTTATCTTTAATTAGTGCTGCTGTAACTTCTAGTTTCTTGCAACGTTCCAACTTCTTTTCTCCTCTCAATCTCCTCGCCCACTGCTTCCACAATCGCCTTTTGTGTCTCAATATAGTGTACGTCTGGCTGATCCGTAATCATGTGGGATCCAATGCGGTTTTGAGCGTCTTGCGCTAACAAAAACAAATGTGACTCTGATAATTGGTGTAAACGTGATACGATGTAGCTACTCACTTTTAATCACCTCGTTCTTACGATAAGAAAAGAACAGCTCTTCAACAGGCTGATCATAATAGTCAGCGATTAGCACCATTCGATCAGGTGATGGCAAGCGTTTCCCGTGTTCATAACTCGCAAGCGTGTTTTCATGTATGCCTATCATCATTGCAGCACTTTCCAAAGTACGATTGTCGATGTCTCGTAGCTCAATCAGTCGTTCGCCAACTCGCTTACGATCGATCACACCGCCCGCCTCCCGTTTACGTGACGTTGAAATTTAGCTTTCAGAGTTTGGTAGTTTTGGATGCGCTCTTTCTCACGTTGCTCTTGCACCTCTCGGGGACAGGCAATGCATCCGTCTGCTCGCACCCCGTAGCTTAATTGCGTGTATACGATTCCTGAGCCGTTACATACGTTGCACATTTAATCACCCATCCTATGATTGAGTTTCATTCGGTCACCCTTAATCACAACCGTGTAATCCTTCGACATTTCATAGAGTCTTGAAGCCAACGCCTCGTCAACATCAAACAATCCGTCTACATCCCATTCGGATGAAACAAGCACGGGTTTGTGGTTGAGGTAGCGATAATTCACAACGGCCTGCATCTGTTCAATCTGCCATTCCGTAGCTCTCGGGACCTTTATTCGCTCGCCGTTATGCCATTTGCTTACTGGCTTGAACAGATCGTCGATAAACAGCACATCCACGGTCTGCATTCGATTAATTTTTGCTTCGAGCTTTTCAAAGTCATCACGCAAGTTATTGAATCCCTCAACAAAGGGGAAGTAATGCACTTGAGCATAGCGTTGGCGCTCTTTGTCGTACTCTTTAGGATCTGGAATCTTGGTACGCATAAGGTAGTTGGCAACGGCTGTAAGCAGATGCGTTTTCCCTGCTCCTGAGCTTCCAAGAAGCTGAATGCTATTGCAACGTTCTTTGTAAATGTCTTTGAAATCCTTAAAGTAAGTCACCGCGCATTCGTATGCATGTTGTACGATCTCTGGCTTGTCCTCCGTTTGAAACGTTTTAAAGTCTGCCTTGCGAAAGGAGTCAGTAATTTCACTGGTTCGAATATTGTTCGCTAAGGCTCGTTGTTCTCGACACGGACATTTAACATAAACCTCAATGCCGTTGCGATCCTCTAACCATCCGAGCTTGTCCTGACATTCATTGCATTTAGGCTCTCTTTCTATTAATCCATCCTGTTTGTCCGCCAATGACGGATTCTTTTGAACCTCGTTTGCTTTCGCTTTGATTTGCTCGATGACTGCTGCTATACCTCCACTTGGCTTCACCTCTTTTGCCTGACTCTTCGCAAGGGATTCTTCATGTCTGCTCTCGATATATTTCATGCAGTATTTAAAGCTCTTGATAGCACCGTTAGGATCACGCTCCCGATATTCTTCAAAACATTGGTCAAGCCATTTGATTGTTTGCGGTAACGGTATACCACGGGCGACAACCTGGGCGATGGCATCGTAATCAGTAATGCTCGGGTAAATCTCTTTGCCTTCCTGTGCGGTTCTTAAATCTGCATATCGTTCAGCTATTTTATCCACGTCATGATTTGAATTTGTTTCGTGCGTATTAGTAACAACAACAGAATCATTCTTACTACATTCTTTAACATTCTTATTATTGTTCCGTTCCTGTTCCGTCACTGTTCCATCACTGTTCCGTAGCTGTTCCATTTCGTGTTTCTTGTAGTTCTCCAACCCTTGATACTTCTCGTAATTGATCACTGTAAAGAGTGTTCCATTTTCGAGTGTTTTCATGATTATTTTCTCTTCATTTTCAAGTGATTTAAGCTTCCTCTGAATCGTTGTTAAAGGGTACTGTTTTATTGCATTTCCTTTGCCTTCTCGATAAGTTAAGTCTTCTCTCAACTTCCGTAATGAACGAAGGTATTGACCCCTTTTGAGGTGCACCCCAGCATGAGTAACCCCATCCTGAGAGAAAACTGCATTACCGATGATGAAAAAGAAGATGCGAAATTTCACTGGATCTTCCCAAATTGGGTTTTCGAAAATGTCTCTACTCATCTGGAATGCCCCGCGCAAGTGCTTCACCTTCCCCTGCTGGTGTTCTTTTTCTGGTTGATGTTCTTAGTTATTTAACTTTTCTTCCTACAAATCGCGTTCATCTTTTCGATCCTGATAAACTCAAACTCTGGATACTGGCTCTTAATGTAGCCACGAGCGAATGTCGAGAAAGTCTTCCTTTTGTTCGAGCTATGCTCAGCGATCTCTAAATACTCGTAAGGGATCGGAACCCAGTACTCGTTAACCATGAATCAAGTCACCAACTTCAATGGTCCCGTTGATCATTTTTGTTTGCCTGCAATACTCACATTTACCGCACTGTTTCGGTTCCTCGTTTTCTTGTTTAACTGAGATCAAACGATCCATGTGATGTTCGATGTACTCCATTTCGAAATCGAAACGAGAGCGTTCAAAGTGAATGACTGCCTTATTGACTGGATTTTCTTTTGTTACCGCTACAACATAAGGGTCGTAAAACTCCCCGGTATTCTCAGCGATTACTCGTCGATACAAAGCCATCTGAAGGACGTAATCCCAAGCCTCGATAAAAGATACCCAACCCTCGTATTTCGTTGACCAGTACCGTTTATAGAGGTCCTGTGTGGTCTTCAAATCTGTGAATGTTCTTCGTTGATGGTTGATTGAATCGACTTTGATTTTCCAAGGTGCGCCGAATAACTCAGCTGTATAGATAACTTCCTTTTCACCGTCCATAGCGTGCATGCAGAAAGAATCGTTCTTCACTGCATCGATCATGCGGTCGGCGATCTCAAAGTCTGAGTATTTACCGCCTCGTTTCTTATGAATCATGTCGCTGTATTGCTCTTCGACTTCAGCAAACGCTTCGTCACTCTCAAACGCTGCGTGTGTATACGATCCAACCACCAATGGCGTGGAGATTGGGGAGACATGCTCCCCTTTAATCTCTGCCATTGTGCGAGCCTCGCAATCCATAAAGGACTTAAACTGCGAAACTGAAAAATATTGCTTGTTAGATCATTTGAATGGTAATTCGTCCTCAGTGAATTCGACTGCGGTGAGGTCATCGTCATTTGTGTTCACCGCCTTTTCATTCTTCTTGCTACTGGATTTTGGTTTATCATCTTTCTTTGCAGCTTCTGCTTCTTCGAATCCTTTCGTCAGGTCCGTTTTCGGCTGCTCTTTTTCTGTTTGAGTCTCTTTGGAAAACCAGTCCTCAGGCTTACTCATGCCATCTTTCAGTGAGTTAAAGATTTGGATGAGGTCCATAAGGTCGTATTCCGTGAATGCATCAGCGTTGTAGCCAATCCGTGCCTCGATCATGTCCTGTGTGACTCTGTGATTGTCTTTAAATGCTTTTAGTGCTGCGTTAATACGCTCTTTTAACGGTTTGTCACCTTGCCCTGTCATCGTTAACTTACATTGCTCTACCGCTTTATCTACGATGTCACCTGGTATAACCCCTAAGACACATGCTCGTACTCGACGAGCGCCGTTGTTGGCTACTAACTCGTAGATGTCTCTAGGATCTTCGAGCTTCTTCAACTTCCCTTTCGCCTTCATAGAATGCTTAACCGTGAACACTTTTTCCTGCCGTACATTCGTTTCAAGGTCCCATGCATATGCCATCGCCACGGACTCACCTTCACGCTGTTCAAGTTCTTTAATGCCGTATGCTAGGTTTCCCCAGTTTTGAGCGAGTACCTCAGCCATTCGGATCGATGGACCTTCGACTTTCGTGCCACCTCTTGGGTAGCTATAGACGGCTACTCTCGCCAACGACTCACGCTTACAGTTATCAAGAATCCGTTGTTCAGACTGAAAGATATTCCGAGGAAACTGCTTCGCCATGAAGATTTGTCCTTTAACTTCTTCCATTTCACGGGACGAGGACGCTTGTGCTAGTGCCCCACCCTGCATCGGTTGTTGCATCGAATGAGGTGCTTGATCGTAGCTTTGTGTTAATCCATTCATGCCGTCACCGCCTCTTTGATAAGTCGTTGGTGTTTTTCAGCATCCATTATTCCGAACATGTAATAGCTGCCGAGGTTTACAAACACTTCGTGTGGATACTCGTCACATTCTCGATTTTTCACTTTGAATTCTGGGTACAGCTTCATTAAATCTTCTGCATGCATCTGCACTCTCAATTTATTAGTAAATAGATCTTCGCTTACCCAGAGGACTCCGAATTCACTAGCTTCTTTTTGTGCCTCTGCGATTAACTCGATGACTTGTCCTATTCGTTGTTGTTTTGACAATGTAATGCCCTCCTAAATGTGATTTGTTTGTTGAGGGTCTGAGTGATATAATTGCTGTACGATAATTATTATCAGACCCCCGAGTCGTTTTGAGTGCCAGCTCAAACGGCTCTTTCTTGTTCTTGTTCGTGTATCCTCAATAACTCTTCTCGATCCATTCCTAACCTTGCACCGACTTGCTTCATTCCTTCTTTTCTTCCTAATACATTTAAGTGATTTACAACATAGAAATGTAAGTCTCGTTTCTTAATCATCTTCGTACCTCCGCGTTATCTCTGATGTAATTTGTAAGGCATGTTGAGTCATCGTGTAACAGCACATCGTCAAACTCTAGGTGATCCTCTCCGTCGTATACGCTGTGTTCGCAACCGCTACAATTGCCAATTTCCATTGGTTCAACTGGATCTAAATATTTGTGAGGTAGCACCATTCCGTTTTCTATCATGTTCTCCCTCCTAAAATGTGATGTGAGCGACCATTAACGCCGCGATGATTCCTGATGTAAATAGACCGATGAGGATGCGCTCTTGTGCTTTCTCGCTCATATTGCGACTCCCACGTACTCTTCTAACTTCTTAGGCGATATGTGATACGTCCACTGATCGCTCATTTGTACGGCGGTTCCAATTGGTAACAATCCTCTTTGTAATCCGATGCGTACGTACTGTTCAGATGTTCCTAAAATCTTCGCTGTATCTGCTACGCTAACTCTTTGCTTTGTCATCGTTCTCCCTCCTACATAAACATTGATATAAATCCGATTGTTCCAGATATTCCTTCTAGCACTTGCTGAATAATTGGCATTGATTCAGCGCCCATTAGATAGATAACTAATAACTCTTGGCAATCCGTTTTTGTTGCCCATTCGCGGACGACGTTTACGTTTGGGACCATACGGTTTGTTTCGATTCTCGATATAATGGCTTGTTCCATATGCATGGCCGACCCCATCTTCTCTTGCGACCATCCCATTTTTACGCGACAGGCTCGCAATATCGCTCCTAATTCCACATCTAATCACCTCCTTACGTTGATATGACCAATTGTCATGGACGCTATTAAATAGGTAGCGATATGATAAATGTATAGAAACGCTGATGATTTAAAGTGTTTCTATAACCCGCCCTTTGACAATTGAATTGTGCTAGGCTACTCGTTTAGGAATCCAATTGTTAATGTAGTTCGTTGCCGCCTCTAAGTCCTTGCGTTTTACGTCTTTGTAGCTCGCCACTGCAAAGCGATCCTTAATCTCTCGGTATGCCTGCCGAAATAACTTAGATGCTTCTTGTTTGTCTTCCGTGAAGTGGTACACTCTCTTTGCTACTGCCTTTTGCAACGATCTTTGCTCGCCGTAATCTAAAGTGATCTGCTCATCTACTTTGGATTCGAGTGCAATAAGTTTCTTCTCTGTTTTATCTTGTCTTTCGCTCGTCGCAATCGTTAACTTCATTGATTCGATGAGCGATTGCTTTTCATCCAATACTTGGACGTTGTTTCGGATTTTCTCTTTCATAGAGTGAAATTCTTTAATGTAGCTTTCTTTAAATCTCATCGCATCCGATCCTGTGTAGCCCATTACCAAAAACGTAAACCCTTGTTCGCTAATGATGTACTTTGGATACTCTCGTTGCTGTTCATTGATGTAAGTTGACTCGGCGAAATTGCCGACCCGAAATTCTTCACTACATTCAAGCTCTCGTATATCTCTCATCACTCTTGCGTGTTCCTTATCGAAGCTTCTAGCGATCGTTAAACTGTCCGTTACTACCTGATTGTCTTTGACGAATACAATTGACATTTCATTTCCTCCTTGTAGGGATTTGTCCCTATCTGTCGAATAGGACAGTAAGGGGGTGAACACATTGAGAATTAATCCAGAATGCGTTCGTGATATTATTTTGACAATTGAAGAAGTTACTGATTTTAATACCGACTTTCAATACCCAAATGATAATTATGAAAGGTTAAATTCGTATTCAAAAAATGAGATGTTAACTCATTTAGAACGTTGTAAAGATAATCAATTATTCATTGGGTACTTTTTTTATATGAATCAGTCAGTTAGCATTGAAGACCTTTCTCCAAAAGGTCATTCATTCGCTGATGCGATACGCTCTGATACAACATGGAACAAAGTAAAGGAAAAGCTTAAAAGCACAGCAGGATTAGCAATCCCCGCTCTTGTTTCATTAGCAATTGATTACTCACAATCAAAATATTAATTTTTAGATTCCTCTCGAATGTCGGTTCGAGGGGAAATCACTAATATTCAGAGTCATTCATTCTTTTTAAATCACTTAACTTCTTAATCCTAGTGATTCAGATAAGTCCCTAGTGATTAGCGAAGGCATATACTCAATCAATAAAACAGGTTTTTCAGATGCCATAAGCTTCAAATCAACAGATACAATACCTTTACCAAACAAAATGTCATTGAGTTTAATTTTTCCTTTTGCACATATCTCCTGACCGTTCATGTCTATCAAGATGTGTTTAAGGTAATGAGAACTTACACGCTGTTTTAATACCATCCGATCACTCCTATGCTGTGGTTTTTTGACTCGTTTTGAGTCTGTTTTCTTCAAAAAAAAATGCTCATATCGAACCCTAATTCATCTGCTAATCGTTTGGCAGTTCTGCCTCCGGGATCCCTAGTGCCTACCTCAATACTTGATAGGTGGCTCCTAGAAATAAGCACTTTATCTGCTAGTTCTTGTTGTGAGTACCCTGCTTCATCTCTTAAATCCGCAAGCCATTTTCTCATCTTCCGACCCTCCTAATGACTCGTATCGCGTCTGGCTTATTTTCATTATAAGACTCATTTTGAGTCACGTCAACACATTTGTGATTCTTTTTGAGTCATTTATTTATGACTCTTATTGAGTCATGTATAATACTGGTATATTAAACTAAGGAGTATGCCTATGCTTTCCGATAAATTATCGGTGCTTCGCACTAAACATAAGCTAAGTCAAACTGAACTCGCTAAAAGACTAGGTATAGCTAGAACTACTCTATCTGGTTATGAGAGTGGCAATAGAGATCCTGATTACGAGACTTTGAAAAAAATCGCTGATTACTTTGAGGTGTCCACTGATTACTTACTAGATCACGAAATAGATAAAAAGGATGATCTAGAATTCTATAAAAGCAAAATTGCTACAGAGTTTCCTTATATAGACTTAATGTTTAAAGACCTTGAAAGTTTTTCAGCAGAGGATATGAAAGAAGTATACGAGTACATCAAGTTCAAGAAGAGTCAAAAAGATATTTAACGAAAGGCGGACGAGAGATGAAGCAAAATACATGTCCGATTTGCCACGATAAACTTAGCCTTTTCAAAACTGTAAAAATTAAAGACGGCACCAAAATATGCGAGGTACACTATGAAGAAGCAGGTATAGATCTATCAGAAAGAATTGATCGCATTAAAAATAAAAACCACTTCTCTGTGGATGAGTTGCAAGATAGAATTTCAAAGAATTCAACAACTGAACTACTTACTGATTCAGATTTAAATTTAATTACATCAAACAAACAGAAGATATGCCCTATCTGTGATCAGAAGCTAACACTTTTAAAACAAACTCTTAAAGGCGGAGTCAAAGTTTGTGAGAAACATTTTGGAGAAGCTGGGATTGACATGAATGAAATATTATCTAGGGTAGGGAATGAATTTACTTTAGAAGAGATTAGACTACGAATTAATACGGTCAACAAAGTAAGTAAAGAACTTGAAGACGAAAGAGAAGTATTCAGAATAGACAAGAACATAGGTATATTTGTCGCTTTCGATGAGACTCAAAAAAAATGGGCTACACTTTCAAATGGGCAATTAGATAGAATATACGACTATGAAGACATCGTTAATTTCGAGTTATTAGAAGATGGTAATTCAGTAGCTAGTGGTGGTTTAGGAAGGGCTTTAGTTGGCGGAGCACTTTTCGGAGGAACTGGTGCTATTGTCGGTGGTATCACAGGAAAGAAAACGACTAAAGCGATTTGTAGCACTCTAAAGATAAAAGTAACTATGAACAATATGAGTGAACCAGTTATTTATATAAATTTTATCGAAACTAAAACTAAGAAAGACAGTTCTTCTTATAAAATATTATTTGATTCAGCTCAGGAATGCCTTTCAATACTCCAATTAATTTGCGAAAAAGCAGATAAAAAAACTCTCGACAAACAACCTGTAACTCCTGCTGAAGAAATCACGAAATATAAGACACTCCTAGATGAAGGTGCGATAACTGAAGAAGAATTTAGCCAACTGAAGAAAAAATTATTAGGGATTTAAACGGTGTACATTGATTACACCTTTTCTTTCACCACAAAACCAAACATACGTTCTCATTAGGGGTTGATCATTATCTATACGCACTTGGAAGATTACATCTTTGAGCTACTACACAGTATTGGAATAACTCAAGCTGATCAACTGGATATGAACCACATTGCTAAGCTACTCGGGGTGAAAATCAGCTATAAACGAAAATTTTATAGTATCGGCAATGAAATCATACTATCTAACGGTGACGTACGTGATGAGTGGTTCTCGTTTGCACATGAACTAAAACATGTACTGATTGATAAAGGCAACCAATTAATTATGCCCAAGTCCTTTCGAGAGTTCCAGGAATGGAAAGCTGATCTCTTCGCCTATCATTTTTGTGTACCTACTTTTATGCTAGATGACTTACCTCAATTAAATACGAATGACATTACACGACTATTTAATGTTACACACGATGTGGCTACACGCCGCTTAGAGATGTATGAAAGCAAACTATATACTCGTTCATTGATGCCTGTCTAATTAAAAAACATTAGATGTAAGTAGATGGTAACTCAATATGAAGCAAATGCGGTGTAAAAAGTACAGCAACATAAAGAAAGGTAGTGTTGACCTATCAAAAACCCAAACGGCTTCGGATCAGTATTCAAACTATCTGGAAAAAGACGTAAACCGTTTGCTGTTCGTGTCACCGCTGGATGGTCTGATAATGGCAAACAACTTTACGAGTACCTGGGGTATTATAAATCGAGACAAGATGCCATGATCGCCCTTGCGGACTACAATAACAATCCCTATGATCTATCTGGAGGCAAGCTGACTTTTGCAGATGTCTATGAACGGCTAGAAAAAGAAAAGTTCCCTAAGATCTCTAAATCCAATCAACACGGGTACAATGCTGCGTTTAAGAAAGCTGAATCGCTACATCACATTAAATTCAACGATCTCAGAAAAGCTCATTTACAAGCTGTCATTGATAACTGCGACAAGTCATACGGTACAAAGAAAAAAATAAAAGTGTTGTTCAATCAAATGTACAAGCACGCCATGCAGAATGATCTTACAACGAAAGATTACTCACGCTATATCGAAATGCCTGCTAACGATTCTGGTAGCTACAGAGAGCCGTTTACTCTCGATGAGATACAACTTCTCTGGGATAACTTAGATCAATTAGAATACGCCGATACAGCACTCATCATGATCTATACAGGGTTACGGCCCGGTGAACTCGTTGAGATTAAGAATGAGAATATCAATTTAGAGGAACGTTATCTACGAGGTGGTCTGAAAACCGCTGCAGGAAGAAATCGAGTCGTACCGATCCATAAGAAAATTCATCCGCTAATTGAAAAGCGCATGAATGATGAGTCAGAATTTCTAGTGGCTAGTATCACAAATAACAAAATGAGTTATTACACTTATTATCATGAAAAATGGAAAAAGATGATGGACCAATTAAACTTAACCCATCGTCCACATGATTGCAGACATACCTTCGCCACGTTGATGGATAACGCCGATGCAAACAAATTGGCAATAAAACGGATTATGGGTCACTCAGCTAAGGATATAACCGATCAGGTGTACACACACAAAGACATTAACCAGTTATTAAAGGCAATTGACCTACTGGATGTATAGATTGGAGGTATTTTCGATGGGGCAAATTAAAGACTTAACAGGTAAAAGATTTGGTAAGTTAATTGTTTTAAGAATTACAGATAAAAGGATGGGTCGAAGCGTTTGCTGGGAATGCCGATGCGATTGCGGAAACATCATTGTGACAGGAAGTCATCTATTAAAAAGTGGAAATACTAAAAGTTGTGGTCATCATAATAATGGAAAGAATAACGGAAATTACGAACATGGTTTGTTTGATCAGAACCTATACAAAAGATGGCAAGGTATGAAGACGAGGTGCTACAACTCTAAAACAAGTCAGTACAAAGACTATGGAGGTCGCGGAATTATTATTTGCGATGAATGGTTGAATGATTTCAAGTCCTTTTATAGATGGGCCATAGACAACGGATATAAGGAGAATTTACAAATAGACAGGATAGATAATGACGGAAACTATGAACCATCAAACTGTCGATGGGTTACCCTCAAGCAAAACTCTAATAAAAGAAGATCATCGCATTATGTGACAATTGATAACGAAACTAAAACTATAGCTGATTGGTGTTTGATTTACAAGATAAGTAATAACGTTGTTCGCGTAAGGATTTCGAGGGGTTGGAATGAAGAAAAAGCGATTACCACGCCAGTAAAGAAAAACTGA